TGCTCAGTTAAATAATGGCTCGACCGCAGCTGTAACTAATATAAAAAGATTCTTTAGAGAGTTGGGTGAGTCAGATGAAAGATCTGATAGCGCGTTGATATCAAATCTACAAGCTGATCCTGCTGTAACCCCTCCAAACTTTGAATCTTATGCTTGGCCTGATTGTTCGCTATATTACAGGTTAGAATCTAAAACTATTGCTGAAAATTATGATGCCGATGAGGATATAGCTTTTGTAGAAAAGAAAAACAAAGAGGGTTTCGGATTAAGAGCTTTTGTTAAAGATGAGGAAGATAATAAAACATTTAACACTTTTTATAATGAAGAGCGTTTCACTACTTTAAGTCGGACGAATTCTAGGTTTAGCTATACCGATAGATTCCCATATGATCATGGCAGCGTTTACTGGATGGATAATACTAACGAAGCAAATTCAAAATTAATGCTATCGTTATATAGCAATTTACAATTAAACTTTTACAGCAGAGGGAATGAAACTCGATTAGACGTTAATGCAACTGCAATTGGAACTCCTTGGGCTACACGCGAAGTTGCACCTAATCCAAATAATCCATTTAATGTGCAAAATAGACGAGATGATTGGGGTTCTATTCAAGCATCTTTCGGATCTTATTTTAGAGATGGTATAAGAAAAGTATATGATTTTATCAATACTGATGAATGCTTACAACCAATACTTGATTTTGTAGAAACAAATAGAAACGAGGATGGTAATAAAGCACAACTTGCATTAGCTGAAGCAGCATTGTCTTCTTTTCTTTTAGAATCTCCTAATGCTACATTTAGAGATGGTTTTTTTGCGACACTATCAGATTCTTACAGTGATGAAGAGAAGCCATGTCTGATCGCAGCTGCTAAGGTAAAGGAAGAATCAAACGCAGAGTTAAATTTAAATATTTCTGTGGGGCAAGATGAGGATGGAAATTTAATTTTAGAAAACATGATAACTAGACCATTTGGAACTGCAAATGGTTACTCTGTGCAAACAAAATTAGAGCAAAGAGGTGTTGAAGTTTACGATGTAACTTGCCCAACTATACAAGCAGACGGGACACTAACTGGTGATATTGATGGATTTATAATATTTAAAATACCATTAGAAATACAAACTAATCAAGATAATTTATTAGAGATACTTCAAAGTCTTCGTGTTTCAGAATCAGATATAAGAGGTGGGCTTGGTCTAAATCGAGATGAAAGTTTAAATAGAGTCTCAACTGATTATCAAAACAAAGGATATACCTATTCTGTCAATAAAGAAATTTACACTCTATTAAAAGATATAGAATCTTTCAGATATAGCAAAACTACAATACCTAGATCTTTATTAAACCAGTATAGTTTTAGTGATTTAAAATTTAATTTTTCGAACGTATTAGCTGAGTTTAGAGAGGGGTCAGAGTATCAAGATCCATTAAATTATTTTAAGAGTATTTTTATTGATCATGTATACCAAAGAGAATTATTTGGCCCTTTTAATGCTGATAGAGTTGCCACTGGCCCTGAAACATCTAATGGTAAAGATGTAAAAAAATCTCAAACGAATGCACCACAAAGGTTAGCGCAAAACACAGATCTATTAACAAGATCAGAGGTGTTAGATAAAGCGACAGCTGATAACTATAATTTATCAGTAGACGAAGATGGATTACCCATAGAAGAGGGTAGTGATGACAAAAGACAAACTGGTAATAGTCGAAATGGGTTGGTCTCTAAGAACTATTCAGATTGGGCTAAGAGACAACTAACAAACTGGAACGAAGATGCTGTATCAGTTATACATACTGTTTATAATCCAAACGTCACTAGAGCTTTCATATCTCTAAATATTTCAGACCTCAGTGATACTCTTAGTTTCCCAGAATTAACACCAACAGCTGGGCTTGAGGGAGAGAAAATGGAGATAGCAGCTAAGTTCCCTGCTGTGCTAAATATAAGGGTAGAAACAGGTAGTCTTGGAATAAATGAGGAGGGAGATTCAGGTATAGAACAACCCTATAGAACTTATAACTACAGGATTGTAGCTTTAATACAAGGTAGCACAATAATTGACATTGGTAACCCTGATTTTGAACCAGAAGAATCTAGACAATTTGTTGTTTCATTAGATGGTCAAGATGAAAAATTAAACGCTGGGTTCAAACTCCCACCCACAATTACTACTAAACAAGCCATCTTAAGCGCTGATGGCGAAACAGGATTAGAGGTAGGCACAATTGATGAAGATAGTATTATAAAAAGATACGTAAAAGTTACAAAATTATCTTTTGAAACAAACTCTGTTTTGATTAATAAAATAGTCACATTAGATAAAGTCACAGAGATTATTGATGTGCCCTTGCCATACCCGTTTTCAGCAATAATTGGGACTAAATTAGACTCTAGATCTTTTAATTCGATACCGACAAGATCATATGATTGTAAACTGAAAAAAGTTAAAATACCCAGCAACTACAGTCCAGTTTTACCAAATGGTAAAGATAAAAGATACTATAATAATCAAGCAGAATTTAACTCTACAAGTAAAAAAGATAAATTAGTATATGATGGTGATTGGGATGGATCTTTCAAACAAGGTTTGCATTGGACAGACAACCCTGCTTGGATTTTGTATGATCTGCTGACAAATAGCAGATATGGCATGGGAACACACATAGATCCAGATAATATAAATATTTGGGAACTATATAATATCGGAAGGTTTTGTGACGCTGTTGATGAACTTGGTTTCTTTGAGGGGGTAACGGATGGAAGAGGTGGTAAAGAGCCAAGGTTTTCCTGTAATATAGTATTTGATCAAGGACAAAAAATATTTGATGCTATAAATATAATAGCATCTTTATTTAGAGGGCGCGTGTTTTTTAACGACACAACTATTAGTTTTGTAGATGATAGACCCCGAGATCCTGTAAACTTATTTACTAATGAAACTGTAAAAGATGGATTGTTTTTCTACTCCAACAATAGAAGAGACGAACAGTTCAATACTATTGAAGTTGCTTACAATGATAGGTTCGATAATTTTGTGCCTAAAATAGAAGTCGTAGAGGACGAGGACAATATTAAAGAGAAGGGCGTCTTTAAGAAAAAAATAGAAGGCATAGGCATTACTTCTAGAGCTATGGCTCGCCGTGTAGCTCAACACCAAATTTTTTCTAAAATAAAAGAAAACCAACAGGTCGCGTTTACAGCTGGTTTAGAAAGTCTTTTATGCAAACCTGGAGATCTTGTTATCATTGAAGATGATTTAAAAACAAATACAACAAATTATGGTAAGATATTAGACATAAACTTAGATGATGAAACCATAAGGGTTAGTAATACTTTTGTCAGTAGTGATATGGATAAAGTGTTAACTGTTTATAACCCAACAGGTGAAGATACTGCTTTAGACATACAAACAGGTTTCGCTGTAAAAAATAGGACTCGTTATTCACAATTAGAGGTCACTGGATCTACTCCAGCATTGCTAGCTAAGTATACTGGCACTTATACATTCTCTGGATACACCGAAGGATACACTGGAGCCACAGGTGCGATTAACGATCCTCGTTTCGAGCAATATGCGCTTTACACAGGATTACCAAACAGTGAGACTGTTCTATATTTTGAAACTGGAGTAACTGGATGGGTTTTTGCATCTGGCACTGGAGTGGGTAATAAAAGCGCTTTTGATTTATTTTCTGGAGATTTAATATCAGAACTAACTGGTGACCATACGTTAGCCGCTGTTGGGACTGGTAAGTTTGCTGAAATGGATATGGTGGGAGACAAAAGATCTTCGACTACATTTGGATTTAGTGGATTTAATTCTGACGCTTACATCGGACCAACAAAAGGAGCTTTAGAGACAGATTTGAAAAATCTAAACCCTGATCAATTACAAGTCCTAAATGTAACAAGTATTTTTAGCACACCCGCAGAATTAGATGCTAAAAATTTAAATAATTATGGGAGCTTACTCTCTGGTTTCGATAAGCCAGAAATCCTTAAAAATTTAAAACTTGGTAGCCCCGCTAGATTACAAATAAAAAGTGCAGATCCATTTATTTACAAAGTTATTTCCATGCAAGAGGAAAATGTAAATGAATATTTAGTAACTGCTACAAAATACGACACAGGTAAATTTAATCTTATAGAAAAAAATATCAGTATAGAGCCAGCAGCAAATACTTTTAGTTACGAAACTACTCAAACTGTAAATGGAATAACTTATGAAACATTAGACGCTCCAGTATTAGATACTGTAACTACTGGCATTCCTAATGTCGCTAATCAAACATTTGCTATAACTGGTCGATGGACTCAAGTAACTAATGCCTCTGGTTATAATGTCAGATTAAATATGCCTAATGGTAATTTTATCTCTGCTAATACTCAAGCGACAGGATTACAATTTTCTGGACTATCTCAGGTAGGACCATTCAGATATAGTGTAAATGCTTTAGGGAATAAGGGCAATTCAAATTTAACAACTGCATATTTTGATTCTGATTATGACTCTTCAGGTATTTTTGTTGTTTACGATGACGCTCTAGTTAACAGTGTATCATTTGTGCAAAGTCTTAGTATAATATAATGAGCCAGCCATCATACGAAATTTTAAGGGTTACAAAGGATGAAGGAGCTATTATTTATGCTTCTGGAGCGTATGCGTTCGCCACAGGTGCTACTGGAGTAGGAGGAGTCCATAGAACAGCTGCTTCAGCTAATAATTGGAATAATGTAAGGTTTTTACATGTAGCGTCAAAAGTTGACAATTTACCCACATCTCTAGTTCCTAACTTCGTCGATGACGCTAAACAGTTTATAGGATCAACAGGAACAATTTTAGGTGGCTCTACACCAATTGGTGATTTAAGAGGTGAAGGGACAGGGTTTGTTGGTATAGGAACAAATCAAATTCTCATACAAAAAGATTCCACCTATAGTGGGGCACTATACGCTATTTATGAGGGCGCTGGAGCCACAAGGTTGACAGGTAAAATAGGTATCGGGACAACTGCTGGTGATATTGGCACAAGTGGCTACTATGAGGGCACATTCAAAACAAAAAATGTTAATGAATTCGAAACAGT